GGTCACCACGCACACGACCATCGGCGCATCTAACGGCGAACTCGTCGCACTCGATCAAGGCACTTTTGTCGTGGACGACATCCAGATCACGAAGGCCCTCTACGGCGGATATGTAAACCTGTCCGAAGAATCAATGGACTTCACCTCGCCCGAGGTTCTCGGTGCATTGATTGACGACATGGCACGCATCTACGCGAACGCTACCGATGTCGCAGCTTGTGCAACATTTGAAGCAGGAGTCACCCAGACCGAAGCATTGACCTCAGGATCAACACCTGCCGACTGGGTAGCGTTCATCTACAACTCAGCAGAGCAGATCTTGACCAACTCGAACGGCAACCTGCCCAATGTGCTCGTGATGTCACCTGCGTACTACGCGTCACTCGGAGCACTTGTGGACGATGCTGGTCGTCCGTTGTTCCCGAATGTCGGCCCACAGAACGCAGTCGGCACCGGCGCATCGGCCTCAACCTTTAACGGCAACGCTTTCGGCTTGTCGCTCGTGGTTGACCGCAACTTGGTCGCTGCAGGCGGAAAGAACCTTTATGTCGGTGACAGCACTGGCTTCGAGTGTTGGGAACAGCAGCGCGGAGCCGTCAGTGTTGAACTTGCAGACGGTGCGCTCGGTCGAGTCATAAAGTTCAGAGGGTACTTTTCCTCCGTAATGATTGACGCGACGAAGTTCGTCAAGCGAGCCTGAACCGACTAGACGAGTAGAGGGAACGAACGATGGCAACATACACAGTCACGCATCACCAGCGTCTGTCAGATGTTGCCGTCGTTCAGACTCTTGAAAACACTGACATCGCGATCGGTCAAACGATCACGCTCTCAGGTCTAGGACATGGCCTCAACGGCGCACACATCGTGTTCGCTGTACCGACCTATCTGTTCATCGGCATTGACGAAGAAGGCGACTACCTTTTCGACTCGGATGTCATCATTCCGAACCAGTTACTTTTTCAAGATGTCGGCGACGACCTTGATCGTTCAGCTGCAGATCCTGTCGGCTCGCTCGTTTGGACACAGACCTGCACCTGGATCACAGTCAGCGATCTCACCGAGTTCCTCGGCATTAGCGGAGCGACCGCCAACGACACAGCCTTCATGACCTCATCAGTCAATGCCAGTAATGCATGGTCATTTAAACGCAGGGTTCAGGCCGGGTACCATGACTCACTGACCAGCGTCCCTGATGCTGCAGTCAAAGCTGGAGTCGTGCTCATGGCTGCGAGTTTGTACCGTGAGCGCGGAAGTTTGGACTCCTTTAACAGCTTCCAAGACATGAACATCAGCGCACCTGTCGCTTCAATGGGCCGAATCAACCAGTTGCTCGGTATCAAGAGATCGCAAGTGGCATGAGATGGCTGGCATCTTCACAGACACGATCAACGCTGTCTCAGCGACGATCACAGCTCTCGGCCTTAAGCCAGTCACTGATCCTCGGAACGCTCGACCTCTTACTGTATTCATTGAGCTTCCTGTTTTCAGTTCGTTCAATAATCAGACGGCGGACATCACGATTGATCTCCGAGTGTTGGGCGCGCCACCCGGCAACCAAGACACTACGGACTACATACTCGGAGTCGTTGATCAACTAATGGACTCCTCTCTCGCAGTCATCTCTGGCAGACCTACGATCGCCTCAATCGGATCAGCCGAGTTACCTGCTTACGACCTCACAATTAGAATCGGCACTAGCCGCATATAAAAGGACAAAACAATGGCCACAGTCACCTACCTAGCCAACCCCACCGTCACCGTCACAGCACCATCAGCGATGACACTCACCGATCACTGCTCTGCAGCGACCTTAACCCTCACGGCTGAAGCACTTGAGAACACGGCCTTCGGTCAAACCTCACGCACCTTCACCGCTGGGCTCTTCAGCAATGAGCTGACGCTCACACTGTTCCAGAGCTACGGAGCGACCGAAGTTGAAACCATGCTGAACACTTTGTTCGGTGTTGAATCAACACTCGTCATCAGCCCTGCCGGCGCAATTGAGTCCGCCTCGAATCCTGAGTACACCTTGACAGGTTGCTACTTGGCGACCGTGACTCCAATCTCGGCAACTGTTGGAGAGCTGTCAGTTGTCGAGGCCGTGTTCATGGGCGGAACCTTCGCTCGCGACATCACCTGATCAAGTAAGTAATCCGAACCCCGACTAGGAGAACCCATGAAACTCACACTAAGTGTCAAGCTCGCCGATGGCGAGACCTACCAAGTCATCACGAACCTCTTCGTGATTATCTCGTGGGAGCGTAAATTTAAGCGACGAGCATCAGATCTTGCGAACGGGATCGGGATGGAAGATCTAGCCTTCATGGCCTACGAGGCCAGTAAGCAACAAGGTCATCCAGTCCCGATCTCATTTGATGAGTTTGTTAAGAAGTTAGAAGATCTAGAAGTCGTGGAGACTGCGTCTGCAGTCCCTACGCAGGAGGCTTCCGGCGACAACTAGCAGCTCTGCTAGTTGAGACTGGGTTCTGGCCTCCGCACATAACATTCGAGACCGATGATCTGGCGACTTGCGTCCAGATCATCAATGAACAAAGACGGAAGACCTAATGGCTGCAGATGTGAGACTTGATACTTACGGTCTGCAGGACGCGTTAAAGAAGATGCAGAAGATTAATCCTGCTATGCGTCGGACTCTTCTCAAAGATACAAAGGTTGCAGCTGAACCTTTAGTCAAAGCTATCAACGGTCGCATCCCCACTTCTGCACCTCTTAGCGGAATGAACCATGACGGTCGTACTGGTTGGAAAAATGTGAAAAAGGTCCAGATCTCTCTGAACACTCGCATGCCTCGCAAAGGATCGGTGACCGCTGGCGCTGAACAGATCGCAGTTGTTCGAGTCGTCACGAAAGGCGCACCCGTAGCGATTACTGACATGGCAGGAAAAGCAGGTGGCACAAAGTCACGCCGAGAGCCAAAGTACCGCCGACCTAATTTCGCTTCAGCACTTAAAGGTGAACCTTCTCGCTATATGTGGAAAGACATTGAAGGAATGATTGCAGACACTGAACGCGCACTCATGCCGATCATTGAGCAGTTCATGAAAGACGCGAAGAGAGAGTTCAACTGATGGCAATCAACCTCCCAATCATCAGCGAGTGGAATCCCAAGGGCATAGATAAAGCAATTGCCGACTTTAAAAAACTTGAGACCAACGGGCAGAAGGCCTCTTTTGCAATCAAGAAGGCGGCAGTGCCGGCAGGGTTGGCTGTCGCCGCTTTGGGTACCTTTCTTGTTGGTGCCGCTAAAGGTGCTGAAGAAGCACGAATCGCAGACCAGAAACTGGCTTCAGTTCTTGACACGATGGGCTTTGAGGATGCCACGGAAAGAGTTTCGGCCTACGCCGAAAGCCTTGAAAAGACTATTGCTGTTGACGCTGATGTCATCAAGGCAACACAGACGAAACTCGCAACATTTAGCAATCTTGCCGGGACTGTAGATGAAGCAGGCGGTGCGTTTGATCGTGCGACTGCGGCAGCTCTTGACATGGCTGCAGCAGGTTTCGGAACTGCCGAAGGTAACGCTGTGCAGTTGGGTAAAGCGTTGCAGGACCCGATCAAAGGCATCGCAGCATTAGCGAAATCTGGTGTCACTTTTACTGAGCAAGAAAAGGACAAGATTAAAGCTCTTGTCGAGTCGGGCAATTTGCTCGAAGCACAGAACATCATTCTTAGAGCTGTCGAAGGTCAGGTCGGCGGAACTGCTGCAGCTTCCGCTTCATCGTTTGACAAGATGAAGTTCGCTCTCGCTGGCTTGTCTGACACTTTCGGTGAAATGTTGCTACCAGTCATTGACGAATTGGCACCAAAGCTGGCTGTTTTTACTGCTTGGGCTACCAAAAACAAAACGCTTCTAACAGTTTTGGTTGGCGTGTTTGGTGGCCTTGCTGTAGCCATTCTTGCGGTCAATGTGGCCATGAAAGTCTGGACAGCAACGACAGCAGCGTTCACCGCAATCCAAGCAGCTTTTAATGCTGTCATGGCCTTGAACCCGATCTTCCTGATCGTCGCTGCAATCGTCGCCATTATCGCAGTCCTCGTTTTACTTCAAAAAGAGTTCGGGCTTTTTGATGGTGTCATCAAGTTTGTCGGCAATTCGTTTGCCAAAGTTTGGGAAGCAATTAAAGCAGTATTCGACTGGGTGACCAACAACTGGAAACTGCTCCTCGTCGTGTTGACTGGCCCGTTCGGTTTGGCAATCCTTGCGATTTTCAAGTTTAAAGACAAAATAATGGAAGTGTTCAAAATAATCTACAACGGCATCAAAGCCGCAATGGGCTTCGTCGCCAATGTCATCACAGCACCATTCAAAGCAGCTTTCAATCTTGTCGCCAAACTATGGAACAACACCGTCGGCAAACTGTCGTTTAAGGTACCTGGCTGGGTGCCTGGCCTTGGTGGCAAGGGATTCGATGTGCCAGACATCCCTGAACTCGCTCAAGGTGGCATCGTGACGAGCGCACAGCTAATCATGGCTGGCGAAGGCGGAGAACCTGAAGCGATCATCCCTCTCTCCAAACTTGCGAGCATGGGATTCGGTGGTGGTGGCGGTGGCCCGACAATAAACATCACAGTCACTAGCGCAGATCCGAACGCTGTTGTCGCAGCTCTGCAACGCTATGTTCGAATGAGTGGCCCAGTGCCAGTGACTACAAGGCCACTATGAGCAACCAGAACCTTTGGAAGGTCACAGTGGACGGATACAGCCTTGACGGGTTCGTCTATTCGCTGTCCTTTTTTAACGGCAAGAAGAGATGGCTGGAGAACTATTCGCCTCAAAGTCTGTCGCTCACTATTGACAACTCGACAGGTCTTGCGTCTGCGTTTCTGCCCGGATCAGAGATCAAGGTGTACAGGGACGGAGTTGGCACGAACAACAACGCTCGAAGCTTCTTTTACACTCAAAGCGTTTCATTTGATGACGGCTTCCAGTACGCGTCAGGTGGAGCGACAGCAACGATCTCAGGGATAGATCTGTTCGGAGTGTTGTCGCGTGAGCAACTTGTGAACGAAGACCTCGGCGACCTCAACACGCTAGAACAACTGTCGCCATACACAAGTTTGATCAGCTTCACAAACAACGGAAACAGTGTCGCCTACCCGACCGACAACTACACCGGCACGATCGGCGCTCGACTGGCCGAAAATATGCAGACCGAACACGGCCTCATGATCAACTACGGCGACACGATCAAACTATTGGCTCGGTCTCAGGTTGGCGAGAGTGTCTCGACTTTGTCATTCGGTGGCATTGCGTCCGCCACCGTCCTACCCATGAACGCAGTGTTCAGGTCTGCGCTTGGCGATTCGTTCAACAATGTCGTCACAGTGGACGCTCCCGTCGGATCTTCTACAGCGACAAACGCTGCAGGAGTTGCACTCTTCGGAACATGGGCAACGACCACGACACAGGTTGACGGATCGTTGACACAAGTCCAAGGATGCGCCGAATATCTTGCAGCTTTGATGGGTGATGTATTAAGCGAAAATCAGGTCTATTTTGAAATCCATGTCATGGACTACGCAGTCAATCCTTCAACTCTCACATTGTTCAACCAGTACAACGACTTCATCAGTCAGAACATAGATGTCGTGTACCGCACACCCGGCACAGTCTCAGACACAACCTTTCAGTGCGTCATTGAGGGACTGCAAATTAACTCAGATCCCGAGAAGACCGAGTATGTGTTCTTCTTGACTCCTGCCGCTCTGTACCGTTCATTCATCCTTAACGACGATATTTTCGGTACTCTTGACAACAACAGACTCAGCTACGGCGTAGCAGGGTTTTAAGGAGAAAAATGCCTACACAATTAGGAGACTTCACTGCCGGACAGATTCTGACCGCAGATGATATGAACGACATCGCAACATGGACGACCTTCACACCGTCATTCACTGGAATCACTTTGGGCACTGGATCATCAAACACTGGTCAGTACTGTCGAGTTAATGAAATCCTGTTCATCAGGACTAGAACTGTTTTGGGTACTGGCGGATCGTTCACTAACCCAGTTCTGACGATCCCTGATTCGGGAGTGGCGACAGGTTCGCCGACCATGTCAATTACAAACTCAATCGATGCAGTACTGATTGATATTCTAGTGAACACTTACCCCTTACAAGTCAGATTAAACAATACTACGAGCCTGAGTTTTTATGCTCAAACTGCTTCCGGAACATATCTCAGTTCTAATACAGCAGTATCTGCTACCGTCCCATTTACTAGCGCAACGAGTGATGTTTTAGAAATTGCAGGATGGATACAGGTGGACTAATGATCTCAGCAACATGCAAAAATACTGACTGCGTAGAGTTAGACATTCTCTACAACTGTGAAGGATTCGCCGACTTAATCAAATGCGGAACTTGTAACAAAGACTGCGAACTGACCGATCCCCGACCTGACCCCGAACCTTCAGCATGAAAACTCTTGCAGTGATCGCCGCCCTTGCCATTGCTTTAATGTTCGTCGTCACTGGATGCACAGATCGCACTCGAAACAACTGCGAAACCCAACCCACAGCCCCACGATGTGACACCAGCACAGGAGCAACCACACCATGAAGAAATACACCAACTCCGAGATCAAAGCGCGCCTTGTCCTCATGGTCGGTTTTGCATTGTCGCTGACTTTCATCATGTCCATCGGCATGATCCTGTACTCGCTCGCATTCATTGTACAGCCTTTGGAAGTTAGTCCAAATGACTCAAAAGCGTGGGAAGTGCTCTCAAGCGTCCTCCTCGTACTCGCTGGAGCACTAACAGGATTACTCGCTAGTAACGGACTCAAAGACAAGGGACAAAATCAAGATGACTAAGCGCCCATACACAGGATCAAGCGACGGAAACCATCCCACACCACGCGCCGGCACAAAGCGATTCGTCGAATACTGCGAGTACCTGTTCGGTGTCAAGAACATCGGCATCTATGCAAACCGTCCGATGCGCTCAGGCCCACAGCTGTCCGTCCATGCCACATGGCGCGCAGTAGATCTCAAAGGTACCAAGCCTCAACGGAAGTCTCTTGTGGAGTTTCTCTATGAGCACCGTGACGATCTGAACATTGAAGAGATCCATGCCTACGATGGCACTGGATGCCCTCTAACAGGTCTCACAAAATGGGGAGCAGGCTACCGCTGCGATCGTGACGCTTGGAAGGCTTGGACTGCCACACGCAACGGAGGCACACCCGGAGCGGACTGGACTCATGTAGAAATCTCGCCACTGATGGCAGATAATCCGAAACTGGTAGAGGAAGCGTTCGCTCGAATCTTCGCCGAATGACTTGACATCTGGTCGCTCATTCGGTCAACTGTTTGAGCCAAGAGAGCACAGCACCAGCTGAGCCCCGACACTGGAGGCACATAATGAATCCGTTCAAGTTCCTAGCCCTTGTGGCTTTGTCCTATTTCACTCTCGTCTTGATCTTCGGTCAGTCTTCCGAGTCAGCGCCAGAGCCGACCGTCCGAATCCCTCAGACCATTCAGATCGTCCCTCTGACCGAAGAGCAGATCGCCGACCAAGAAGCCCTCATCGCCCAGATGATCGCAGAAGAGAACGCGACTATCTACGATGAGCCCGTAGAGACCTCTACAACGCTCGTACAGCTCGCCCGAATAGATCCCGACACCAAGTGTCAAGAATGGCTACCGCTCGCCGTAGAGATGGGCTGGCCCAACAGGACAGAAGTGCTGCAGACTCTCGGTCGCGTCATGTGGAAGGAGACGAGATGTACCGCTCAGATCGTTTCTAAGACTGGAGATCACGGTCTGACACAAGTGAACGCCACAGCTCACAGATCGTGGGCCGAGGAGATCTTCGGCATCCCATTCGAGGAGGCAATGGCTGACCCTGCCAAGAACCTGCGCTTCGCGTTCTTACTGTGGAACGCTCGAGAAGAAGCTGGGAAGTGTGGATGGCAACCTTGGAGCATCTCATGCTGAACAGTCTAAGCTGGCAAGAAGAAGCAGCTTGTCGTGATCTGCCCGTTGACTGGTTCTTCCCTGAGGTTGGTGCTGAAGCATGGAAACACCTTCGGAGAGCTGTCGCAGTCTGTGAGACTTGTCCCGTGATAGACGACTGTCTCAAGTATGCGCTCTCATTCGGCTATCGAGCTCTTCCGGGCATCTGGGGAGGCACATCGGAGAACCAGCGCCACGGGATGCTCCACTCTGACACACCCGTTTGATATGGTCGGATTATCCAACTAGGAAGGATTATCCAATGAACGACCCCGACGGAATGGTTCAGACGATCAGAGAGCAAGAGAAGCACATCGCCGACCTTGAGCTCCGACTAAAGATCAGAGACAAGCGCATCTTGTGGTGGCAAGGCATGGCCTCAGATCTTTACGATGAGCTAATCGGCTTTTACAAGCCTGACAGCGATCCGTTTGGATCTTTGACATCCACGATCAACCGATTCGAGGAGGCTGAACGCTATGGATCTGAGTAACTATGTGGATGTCCCGACACGCTTTGCAGCTCTACTAGAGAAGTGGCCTGAGCTTCGCATCAAGGAGCATCGCCCAGAGATCGTGACGATCGGCGACAAGACCTTCATCAGTGTCACGATGCAGGCTTGGCGTACACCTGACGATCCGATCCCTTGTCAAGCGACCTGTTTTGAGCCCTTCCCGGGCCTCACGAGCTTCACCAGAAATTCAGAGCAGATGAACGCGTCCACTTCATGTCTCGGACGCTTGGCTGGACTCATGATGTCATTCCCAAAGATGGCCTCATTGGAGGAAGTGATTAACCGCCAAAAGGAAGAGCAAACTGCGAAGCCTGTCAAGCCTTGGGAAGCATCCGAAGGACAGAGGCGACTACTCAGAGCTCTCGGCTATGCCGGCGAGGTTCCGTCTGGTCGTCTCGCTTTTGAGTCACTAGTCGCCGATCTGAAAGCGAAGAAGATGACTGAGGGAGAAGCGTTCTGATGATTCGAGTCCAAGTCACAGAGCGTCTCATCTTTGAAGCAAACGAATTTATTGAAAACATTAAAAACGCACAGTTCGAAAACAGTCACGACTACAAAGAAGAACACAAGATCATCGGCGCTCTCGGTGAGATCGCACTCATTGACTACTGCTGGAACAACGATCTACTTGCGTTCAAGAATGAGGGTCGCTCATCTGATGTCAGGCTTTATTCAGGTCACACAATAGAAGTCAAAACTCAGAAGGTCACTGCCAACCCTGAAACTCATTACATGGTCAACATGGCCGCACATCAAAAAAGCACGGAGAAATCAGACTTCATCTTCTTCACCCATCTCCAATATGTCGCCGGCAGACCTGAGGCGATATGGCTTCTTGGTGGATGTTCGTGGGACAAGTTCTGGAGGCTTTCTGAAAAGCATCTACAAGGCGAACCGATGATGAGACATTACGCCAACGGTGACGAAGTTCCCAGTGGTCGCTACTTCGCCACTAATGTACAGACTCTTCGAATCTCACAGCTCGCTCCACCGAGTGCAGCTCTCAAACATTTCAAGTCCCTACAAGAGAAAGAATCAACCCAATGAGCCCCGAACCCGTAACCAGTGAATGGATGCAACCCATCCGACCCATGAGAGTCCTATTCAAGACTTCCGAAGAAGATCGCCACAATGTGTACATCTTCGCCGTTCGTACTATCGGCGAACAGATGGAATACTTGACCATTGACGGAATCTTCATCAGCGCGCTCTCTCAAAGCGTGAACCATGCCGAGACACTCATTGAGAACAACTGGACGAGGCTCGGATGATCCAGTATCAAGTGATCTGCATGCATCGAGTCGGCAACCCTCGCAAACTGACCGACAGCCAAGCGTCAGAGCTCCACACCAACCCATCTATCGTGATGACGCTCCTTAACCAAGATCAGCATCTTGACCGCTATGTCAAGGTCATCGTGGACGGTACTGTCGCCGGCTATCAGACCTACCGCCAAGGTAAGCGCGTCACATTGGAAGACATTGTATGAGCATCTATAGAGCGCCCAGACCTGAGTCAAACTGGACTCAAATTCGTAACGAGATCATTGAAGACTCGCGTCTCACCTTCAAGGCCACAGCAGTCCTCATCTTCGTCCTGTCAAAGCCTGACAACTGGAGAACCTCCACAAGGCATCTAGCGACCGTTAAGAAAGAAGGGATAGATGCTATCCGTACAGCAATGACAGAGCTTGAGTCCGCCGGCTATATCAAGCGCCGAAGGTACCAAGATGAGGGTGGGAAGTGGCAGTATGACACACTCGTCTTTGACATTCCACAGCGTGTGGATAAAGGTGTGAGAAACACATCACCGCAGGTCGCACCTCGTGGGGATAATCCTGATGGGGATAATCCCGATGTATATCAAGAACTGATAAACAAAGACTATGAGATAGTCCCTATGCTCTCTCAAGTAGCAGATCACTCAGCCTGTGGACAATGCAGAGACACAGGCTGGAAAGTCATCAAAGGACTAGACCTAGAGAAGTGCGGATGCCTCATCGGCATGGAGCTCCATGGCAGGTAACCCAATCTACGGAACCAAGAGATGGAAGGAAGTACGCCGGCTTGTACTCGAGGAGGATAGTGACTGCCACTGGTGCAGGCTCAAAGGCAAGCGCACCAAAGCTTCTCAGGTGGATCACATCGTAGAGCTTGATCGTGGAGGTGACCCCTATGACCGAGCCAACCTCGTCCCATCATGTGCCTCATGCAATGCCTCCAGAGGAGCACGCTTTGTCAACCAAAAGACAGCGCAAAGAATTCAAAGACGCAACGAAGCCTCAAAAACTTCTTTTATTGTCAAAACCTCTAC